ATCAAGTCCTTCGTCTCCATGTTCTTCACATGGTTTACGAGGTATCGTGATCGGCACGAGTGAAGTGCTTCAAGAATTGAAGGACAACTCCTAAAGAAACGTTCAACCGTCCAACAAGAAAGGCGATCAGAGGCAGCCGACAAGTCGACTGTAGCATAATCACCAGTCCTAGACGCTTCGAGGCAGAAAGCTTGTGAAAGCTCCTGATCCTTGAAGTCTATCGAGGTTTGGAGTGGCTCAGGCATGTTATCCCGAAACCACTTCATCAGTCCGAGTTGTATGAACTGATGTGACACAGGCTCAGAAGCGATCATCCTTGGCCCCTTCAAAGTCTTCGGCACGCCCATAAGGCGAACCGCGGGCTCATGAGGACTGGGGTGATTTACTTCTGGTATTGCAACCTTGAGCGACGAAGATTGAATGCGCCCCCTCTCGGGAGTACAGATCTCGTCCTCAGAATAGAAGGATTGTTGAACCCAACTACGGTCGCAACCAACACTAAGATCCTCTCTGGGTACGCCAAAGTAATTGAACGGGAACACCCGTTCTAGCTTGGCAGGCCAGTTTGGAAACCGGTATTTGTCTGACCCGGTCTTAATGTCAGCCACAGCACCAGGGCCGTGTCTAGGCTTAATCTGTCTCCAGTCGAGGTCAGGAAAAGATCTCACGATCATATCCGCCACGATTTGGACCATCGCTAGTTGCTTTGGTCTTACCTGCTCCCAGGTCGGGAATAGGTCGGATTCAGATCCGAGAGCATCGCGAATATCAAGCCGAACAACTCCTTGCGAAGTCGTAAGGTCTCTGAGTCCTGACCTATTTGAAAGTAGGTCATCCCCCAACCAATCAAGGCTAGGAGTACGTAAAGACTCATCAATACTGCGAAACGCTTCAACTTCCGCCAAAATAGCTGCATCACTGCAGTTCTCCTCCATCTTCTTGGCCATCAAGAGTGATTGCCTCAAGTGTTGGTAGGCGGTAGGATCGACGCTCTCCCGGAGGAAGCCTTCATCGTCAAAGATTTTGGCAAAGAGACTTCGGAATTGCTTCCTAGTTCCCTTTCGAACTGTTCCCATAGAGGTCGGGAGCAGCTCAGCCCATAACCTACCTCGCGATACAGCTTTGTCTAAGATTTTAGCTGCATCGGGAAGGTCTATCATGATATACGATAAACCCCTTGAGGTGACGATGCGCATGATTCGCTCATAGTCAAGAGCGAGATGCGGTTCCAGTTCAGGGTCCCACTCGACGATGTCTTTGAACAACGCCGCATAGGCACTAAGTTCGAAGTCTGCCTTCTGTTTCATTCCAGCTCCTTTGTATGAGGTGTGAATGGCCAGTAAGCGCTGAATACCATCCGGGGGGGTCTCCCCCCCCGTCTAGTACATGGAAAGGCGTAGAATAAGGCTGATCGCTCAGCTTTGACGGCCCACAAGTTTTGTGATATTACCGTCAGAGAGAAAATCAATGAGAGCTTCAGTGACGTCCTCCGAATTCTCGACATCTTGAGGTGATCCATCCGTTCGGATGTTGCACCACGCCGAAGACCGATGCTTGAAAGCATTAGTTGTTGCATCAAAGAAGTCGATGTCAACACGGCAAAGATGAGCTTCGCCATCTTTTCCGACTGCAGGGATATTATGCTTGATCGTCAGTGTGACGGTCAAGTTTGTCCCGTAGCCGAAATAGACGGTAGCGTTCCCAACAGGTGCCATCCGATTCAGGGTAATGTTTCCTGCATCGTAGGCGAAGGTCAGCGGGTCTGCAAAGGCCAAAGTTTGACTCCTGTTTAGACTGTCGCAGTTTATAAGCTGCGGCGGTCACGTATCTAGCGCACGAGATGGACAGACTGCCCAAGTATGCGCGACGTCGTGAGTGACCCTATAATCGCAAGCTGACCCGTAGATAGAAATGGGTCATTTGTAATCACAGGCCACGGATACGACTCGACATGCCGGTGCTTTAAGGTCGTTTGTAAGCGACCACCAGTGGAAGAGAAACCACTGTAGTGCCGTGTCCGCGTCAAAGTTGACTCGACTTGTTGCGTTGCCATAAGATTTAGCCTACTACAAATCCAGGGGATCCAACCCCTGGTAGCAGCCATGTAATCTCCGACATTGACAAAGTAGTCGATAAGGAAAGACCATGGAATTGCTTCCCATAAAGTCGATCCAGACGGCACGGCTCCAAGAAGAATCGCCTTCACAAGCGAATCCTCGTCGGATACCGTCGGCAGAGGGCCCAATAGCTTTGCGTTAGCCGTGAACCATACCCGAATACGCTCTGTTGTTAAGACGTCCGAAGTGATTATGGACGCCGAATCAATGGCAAGAGAGTAGCCATCCAGTGCGTTTACATGACTGATCTCCGAGTTCGCGAGTTTCCTGCGAACGCGAGATCCGTTCTCTAGATCGCGTAAGTACGCGATGCGACGTTTTATACTCTGTTGAAGCTGTAGAAGCTTCAGAGCATCGCTAACTAGAGGAGCCCAACCAAACGAATATGCGAGGTGCCCTCTGGGCAAATCCTTGGCTCGTACTCCTGTTCGGAGCACTTCACCAAGTTCCTTTAGCATCCCTGGGAAGTCCTTCAACTCAAACAAGAAGAGAGGAAGGTCCACTACGGGAGCGTTTGGATTCATACTCGCCAAAGCCTTAGTAACCCAGTATGGCCAATTTATAGGTACTGGCGCAGGGCAGTAACTGTAGAGACTTCTATTCGGCGGGTTGTACCCATCGAATCTCCACTCGTAACCGTTGAGAACGGACCAGGGTTTAACCCCTGATATTCGCAACGCTGAGGCTTGGTAGTTCTCGACCAACAATGGTTGGTCGACGACATATGGTCTAGGCTGCGTCGAATCCGTACAAACTTCATACCATGATGCTCCTGCGCCTCCATAGTAGGGACCACTAACCAACGCTCCGGTAGTTTTGGAGTATAGGCCGTAAGTCCCAGGAGACACGCCTCGGCGTGTTCGCGCGCGGGTACGTCCAGGCATGATGTACTTTTCAACGTTAAGGGG